ATGCTACACCACCAGTACGACCATTAGGTGAGTTTCCTGATGCACCAAGTTCATGATTTATGAAATCGTTAATTTGGTTATAGGAGTATCTGTGCTTACAGGTATAGTTGTTTTAATAATGAGTGACGATAGTCGCCCTTTATAGGAGAAGAATATGTTAGATTTAATATTAAAAATAATTCAGTTAGCACCTTGGATTATATCAGGAGCGTCTTTAGTTTGTGCGTTAACACCAACCCCAAAAGACGATCAAATACTTGGTAAAGTTTATAAATTAATTGATTGGTGTGCAATCAACGTTGGTAAAGCTAAAGAAAAATAAACCATGACAACCGCAAAAGAAGCATTAATTAAACTAGAGTCACATGAAAAACAATGTGCGATTCGATATACGTATATTGAACAAAGATTGGAAGAAGGTTCTTCTAAGTTTAAAAGACTAGAATTTATCCTATGGGGTTTGTATGGTTTGATTGCTGCTTCTTTAGGCGTTGATAAATTACTGTAGGAGAGTCTAATGCCTTTACAGAAATTCCTTTTTAGACCTGGAATCAACAAAGAAGGAACAGCATATTCAAACGAAGGTGGATGGTTCGATTCTAATTTAGTTAGGTTTAGAAAAGGTCTTCCTGAAAAAATCGGAGGGTGGGTTAAATCCTCAATAAATTCTTTTCAAGGAACTGGAAGAGCGTTACATCCTTGGGTATCTTTAAACGGAACTCGTTTTTTATCCTTAGGAACTACTTTTAAATACTACGTTCTTGATGGTGATGTTTATTATGACATTACTCCTATACGTTCAACTGATTTAAACGTTACTACCTTTGCAGCAACATCTGGAAGTGCTGTTATTACAGCAACAGATACAGGGCATGGAGCTGTTGTTAACGATTTTGTAACCATAAGCAATGCTGTTACTTTAGGTAGCGGAGGCAACATTACTGCTGCTGTTTTAAACCAAGAACATCAAATAACAGGAGTGCCTACTGCTAATACTTATACCTTTACGGCTTCAGCAACAGCTAATGGTAGTGATACAGGCAATGGTGGAGGTGCAACAGATGCTGCTTACCAAATAAATGTGGGGTTAGATGTTTATGTAGAATCAACAGGTTGGGGTGCAGGTACTTGGGGTGAAGGTACTTTTGGTTCTGCTACTGCTTTGTCTGAAACAGGTCAGTTAAGATTATGGTCTCACGATAATTTTGGTGAAGATTTAGTTATTAATCCACGTTTTGGAAGTGTTTATTATTGGGACACTTCTGGAGGAACCAGTTCTAGAGCGGTAGAGCTTTCGGCTCTTTCTGGAGCTAATTTAACACCAACCAAAGCGTTACAAGTATTAGTTTCTGATATCGATAGACACGTTGTTTGTTTTGGAGCCGATCCGTTAAACACAGGAGGCACTGCTAGAACAGGAACTCTTGATCCTATGTTTATCGCTTGGAGCGATCAAGAAAATGTAGCTGAGTGGGAACCTAAAGCAACTAATACTGCAGGTTCTTTTAGGCTTTCTGCAGGTTCTACTATAGTAGGGGCGATTAGAGCAAAACAAGAAACTTTAATTTGGACAGACACTTCGTTATATTCAATGACTTTTATAGGTCAGCCTTTTACTTTTAGTCTTAATTTAGTTAACGAAGGTGTTGGACTATTAGGTCCTAATGCTAAAGTTAATACTCCGAAAGGACTTTTTTGGATGGATAAAAAAGGATTCTATACATACAACGGTTCTATACAAGAAATACCGTGTTCTGTTTTAGACTATGTTTTTAGTGATTTTAATCAAGGACAGAGTTACCAAGATTTTGCTTTCGTTAATAAAGCCTTTGACGAAGTGGGTTGGTTTTATTGTTCGGCAAATGAAACAGTTGTTGATAGATACGTTGTTTATAATTACGAAGAAAATCTATGGGCTATTGGTACTCTTTCTAGAACGTGTTGGGCAGACGAAGGTGTTTTTTCTGACCCTAAAGCCACTAGTTCTTCTTCCGCTATTGGTTATCTGTATAACCATGAAACAGGTAATGATGACGATGGTGTTCCGATGACTAATGTTTTTATAGAATCAAGTGATTTTGACATAGACCCAGCAGGAGAAGATTTTCAATTCATAAACCGAGTTATTCCTGATATACAATTTACAGGAACAGGTAACACGGGAAGCAACGGGCAAACGATCAATGTTGTTTTGAAACGTAGAAATTTTCCTGGAGAAGAGTTAACAACAGCGGTCACTAGTACGTGTACTTCAGTCACAACTAAGATAGATACTAGAATCAGAGGGAGACAAGCGGTTTTACGTATCGAATCTGATGACGATGGAGAGTCTTCAACAACATCGGGAGTAGGTTTTAGAGTAGGAGCTATGCGTTTAAACTTTAGACCTGACGGTAGAAGGTAATGGCAAAATTATTAGAAACTAAATTACCTATTTCGATTGGAGAAATTTCTTCTGAAACATTTAATAGATTAGTAAGGGTACTTGAATTAAGTTTAAATAGAGTAGACATAGACGCGACATTAAACGTTAATGAGACAACACGAAATATAAATAAATTTAACACTGGCGATATTATTTGGAATTTATCGACTCAACAATTACAACTTTGGAATGGTTTAGAATGGGTAGATATTTATTCGGGAACAGAAAAAGGAGTTCAAACGAGAGCTTATGTAGGAAACTTAACCGTTGCTACCAACGGAGCAACTTCTATAGAAATAGGAGAAGCGAAAACAGGGTGGCAACAAGAAAATTGGTACAACTAATGGATATAAATAAATTAAGAGAAGAATTAGAATTTGATGAGGGATGTATATATGAGATTTACAATGATCATTTGGGTTACCCTACTCTTGGTATTGGTCACCTTGTACTTGAAAGCGACGCCGAAAACGGACAACCAGTTGGAACCCCAGTTTCAAAGGAAAGAGTTATTGAATGTTTTGAAAAAGACATAAAGTCGGTGTTTTCAGACATTGATCGAAACCTTCCTTGGGTCGAAGATCAACCAGAAGATATTCAAAGAGTAGTCTCTAATATGTGCTTTAACTTAGGACTTACCCGATTACTTAAATTCAAAAACTTTTTATTTAGACTACAAGTTAAACAATACGAAGCAGCTGCAGAAGAAATGATGGATAGTAGATGGGCTACACAAGTTGGTCCAAGAGCAGTACGATTAAGAGACAGGGTAAAAAACGCATGAAAGGTGTAAAACATTATAAAAAGAACGGAACTGAACACAAAGGCAGTTCTCATAAAATGGCTAACGGTACTTTACATACAGGTAAAACACATACTAAAACAAGTATGAAGTTGTTTCATTTTAAAGATTTATCCACAAAAGCGAAAACAAAAGCTAAACCTAAAGGGAAAAAGAAATGACAGCTAAGAAAAAGACACATAAAACTAAAGACGGTAGAACCGCTAAAAAAGGATTATATTACAATATAAACAAAAAACGTAAGGAAGGAAAAAAGATGCGTAAAAAAGGAGCTAAAGGTGCTCCGACTGCAGCAGCTTTTAAACGTTCCGCTAAGACCGCTAAGAAACCTAAAAAGAAAAAGTAATGGCAGAGACTAAGAAGCGTAAAGAAAAGTCTATAAGACGTACTACGAAAGGTAAGGGAGCTAATTACCGTTCTACTAAGTCGGGTGCTGGGATGACTAAGAAAGGCGTAGCGGCTTATAAACGTAAGAATCCTGGATCAAAACTTAAAACAGCAGTTACAGGTAAAGTTAAAAAAGGTAGTAAAGCAGCAGGGAGACGTAAGTCATTTTGTGCTAGGTCTAAAAGTTGGACAGGCGAAAGAGGTAAGGCTGCTAGAAAAAGATGGAAATGTTAAAACAGAGACGATAAATAAAATGGACAACGACAACAATAGATTTAGCGGAGACATGGATAGAAATGAAGTAGAAATGGACTTAGGAAAGTTCATGGCTATGATAGAAGAAATTAGCACACTCAAAGATAAAATTAGAGACTTGGAAGATGACAGCACTAAGAACCCTCATCAGCGTTGGATTCATTTAGCAAAAGCAGTAGACTCTTGGCGTATCTTTCCTAGAGCTTTTTTAACAGTTTATATAGTCTTACTATATAAATGCACAATATGGTTTATGGATTTACCTGCTCCTACGTTTGAACAAAGTGGTTTAATTTCTATAGTAGTTGGTTCGGGTGCAGCATGGTTCGGTTTGTATGCAGGAACTAGTGGGAGTAGTAAACAGTTTAAAGGCGAAGACGGATGAACAAAGAAAGATTTTATAGTTGGATAGTTTTAATACTTGGAATAACTGTTGTTTTTAGTATTTCTATAGTTGCTAACGCAGAAAATCAGACAGGTACTTGTACCGCAGGTTCACAATATTGTGAAAACAATGTTCTAGATACAACTAATAATACGACCACGACCAACAGCAACACCAACGTCAACACGAACACCACAACAACAACAGCAACAAACAACAACACAAATTCGAACACAAATTCGAACACAAATGTAAACACTAACAATTCAACGAACACAAATTCGAACACAAACGTTAGTACAAACGCGAATACGAACACGAACAACAATACGAACACGAGTACTTCAAACAACACGTCAACAAACACGAACAACAATACGAACAACTCAACGGTAAATTCAACTGTAAATCAAACAGTTAACAATACAAACAACAGTACATCAAACAACACCAACAGCAATAACAATGTAAATCAAAGTACTTCTGATTCAAACGTTAAGACTGATAACAAAAACATAAACGAAAACAATTCTAAATCTGATAACACCAATCGCAACATAAACGAATCGAATAGTACACAAACAATAAACCAAAACGTCAAATCAGAAGCACCTCCAGCATCGGCTATTGCTCCATCTATAATGTCTTATTCACAAGACTTATGTACAAGCGGAGTATCGGGAGCTTTTCAAGGACAAGTATTTGGGTTCTCGGGTGGTAAGGCTATTGTTGATCAAAACTGTGAACGTCTTAAATTATCTAAATATCTATACGACATGGGCATGAAGGTTGCATCAGTTGCTTTGTTATGCCAAGATAAAAGAGTATTCAAGGCTATGCGTATGGCAGGAACTCCTTGTCCATACGAAGGAAAAATAGGTAAAGAAGCGTCTGCTGAATGGGCAGCCAATGCAAGTAAAAGACCTGATGTAGAAGACGCTGAAGCTGAGTATATTAAAAAGTGTACTTACGATTCTAATCCTAAAAGAGAAAAATTAAACAAGGATATAGTTAGTGGCGTAAAAGTTATCTACACAAGAAAAACTAAAACAAATAAACAATGCAAAAAAGAATTCTATGCTACGCAGTAGCGTGTCTATTAAGTCTTAATGTATCTAGCACGTATGTGTATGAAGCTAATCAAGCTTTAATCAACCTTACCAATCAATCAGGTACTACTAACTTAAACGCAGGAGACGATCAAGTTTCAGGAGCATTTAATCTAGGGTTTACTTTTGATTTCTACGGACAAGAATTTACTCAAGGAAGAATGGCTACCAATGGTTGTTTGCACTTTAAAACTTCAGGTGCTTATTGTAACGACTACACTCCTGATCCATTAACCAGTCAGTTTACCTACACTCTTCTACCGTTTTGGACCGATCTTATTAGAGACAGTGGCTCTAGTATGGTAGCTAAGAGCTTCGATGATAAGACTGTTTTTGGTTGGTATAACATGAGGGAATACAACAGAGCCTCTGATAACAGCTTTGAGGTCATACTGTGGCGTGATGATAACTTTGAGTTTAGATACGGTGCATTAGATATTACTAAACATGATGTGTTGATAGGCGAAATGGGTAGCGGTAGTTCAGAAGTGTATCAATATCTGTTTCACGATCAATGTTCTACGGGCTCAACCAATGCCAGTAACTGTGTAAGTGGAACATGGAACAGCACATCTGCAAATACTTTACTAGAAAGCGGTGGTTCTTTATACGGCTCTGGTACAGGCAATGCAATAGATTGTAGCGATCCTTTAAATAGTACAGCTTGTTCAGGTTATGCAGCAGCTTATCAAACACAGCAATGTAATATCACTCAGCTTTATAATGAGTCTTGCCCTTTATACTGGGAAGCGTATGACGATCAACAATGCGATCAAGACCCACAATATGCACCTTTTTGTCGAGGGTACAATCAACAAGACTCTGTAGCTTACTATGATGAAGAAACAGACTATGGATTCTCTGAAGAAGACATGTGGTATGACGAAGAATTTGACGAGTGGTTAGACCCCAATGATCCATGTTATCAAAATAACTGTTCAGAATTTACCGATGCTGATTGGTACGCTTTAGATGTAGACCAATTTGGACAAGAGCAAGTTGATGATTGGTTAGGCAGTGATCTAAGTTTTAGTGATGATGGAATGATTGATTTTAATACAGCTGACGTTACTTCTTATGATGATATAGACGTACAAATGGATGCTTGGGATTTACACCAAGATCAACAACACCAAGATGAAATGTTGTTAAACGAATTTATCTTTCAAGAAACATTTATGGTAGAAGACTTTAGCGAACCCGATACATTTATTGAATTTAATAACGTTGAAGAACTAGAGGAGTGGTTTAATGAAGAAACTAATGAAAATTTTGAAGAACGAACTGAAGAAGAATATGCTGATCTTGAAGAACCTGAAGAAGAATTTATAGAAGAAATCTTTGAAGAAGAAGTAGTTGAAGAAGTTTTTGAAGCTATTGAAGAACGGATAGCTGAAGCTGAAATAGAAGAAGAAAGAATAGAAAGAGAAGAAATAGCAGAAGAATTCGAAGAAGTTTTCGAAGAAGAATTTGCAGCAGTAGAGACGGAATCTCCAACTGGAAAGAACAAATTAATGACGGTAGCTTTAAACGTAATTAAAAACGGCGTTAGAACAGCTACCCAGAGCTACTCACAAACCACAAGTAGCTCTCAAAGTTCTAATACGGCTACTACTATTAGTTCAAATACATCTTCTCAAAACAGTTCTGGTGGGATTAGCACGTCTAGTTCTCCAAGTTCATCCGATCAATATGCTAGTGCTTCAGCACAGACTAACCAAGTATTATCTATGTCAAGTACAACAGACGTACAAAACACCTCTGTAGGAAACACGGGGGGTAACGATAACGTAGCTGTAGGAAGTACTGTCGTTGTACAAAACGTAGCTGTGAGTACGGTACAGGCAGAAATAAATATAGCAGCTTCTAATATGAACACAACGTCAGACGCAGATAGTACCGTTGAGGATTTAATAGCCCAAAACTTACAGACAGCACAAGAAGAAGCAGAAGCTCAACAAGAAGAAACAGGGGAGTATGGTTCCGAAGATACTGTTATTGCGTACATGGGGTTTGTTCCAGGATTTAATGCGTATGAACAAGTTATTTTAGTCGATCAAACGCAATGGTATGGTTCTAAGACTATCTATACTGGGACGATGCCTGATAATCTAAATGCTTTTTATGGGTTAGCGAGTAGTAATATTAGTAAAATGAACGATATAATAAATTTACAACCTTCTTTATAGGAGATAAATATGGATTGGTTTCAAAACAGAACAACACAAATAATTGCCCTTGTAGGTATAGTATCTACCCTTGCAGGATTCGGATATACAGGAGCAGGTTATGTTAATCGCATAGCTAACTTAGAAGCTAAGATTGGTGGTATAGGTGA